AGTGATGAGAAACCAGTCGCACCATCGCTCAAGGTGTATTGAGAGTTGTGGGCAGTCGATGCGATCTTGAGGGCATCTGCCTCATGGTCACCTGCATTACTTGCAGATGTGCTTGCCGCCCCTGCATCTGACTGCGCGTTACCTGCGTGAGTATTGGCAGTATCTCTAGCGTTCTCAGCGGCTGTCTTATATTGAAGTGCTAAGTCACGCGCTGCTTCAGCAGCTGCTTGAGCCGATTCAGCTTGAGCTACAGATTGAGCAAATGTGGTCTGTAGTGTTGAGGATACCCCGGATGACGTAAAGAAACTGGTGGTTGCTGCCATTTAGTAATCTCCATACTGGTAAGCCGGTAGGATCTGCTGAGTGCCACCATTGAGCTCCTGGTCGTTTGCTTGCTCCTGGATTTCACTAAGAAACTGCAGGTACTTTGTTTCGAATAGCTGGGCTCTCTCATCGAGAAAGTAGTCAGCTGCAAAAGTTAGAGCTGCGTAAGTGATGAGATCGCTGGCCACCAAAGTAAGGTTATTAGTGTCGGTATTATTCACCAGGGCTGGAAACTCAGCGTAATAGTAAAGCACAATGTCGCCGGTGGTGGGCGTTGGCCACAAAAGCAGGTTTTGCTGCTCTCTGACAAAGTAGCGTGGCTTACCCTGCTGAGCTGACTGTTGCAGCTTGCGGTATTCTTTCATGGTAATACGTTGCAGCTCATACTCATTCGCATACAGACTGATGATCTCCAGGAAATCAGTGGGCAGTGTGATGCTTGGGGTAGATCCTGTTACGTTGTATGTTGTCTTGCTTTCGTTAAGAGGTGTACGCAGCTGGCGCTGGATACGTGCAATACCCTGGTCAACAAATATGGTCGTAAGAGCTGCTGTGATATCCGACCGGTTTAGCAAGGCATCGAAGTGGGTCTTCAAATCACCGTAGTTCATAGCTTACGTCCTTCTGGTTTTCTTCTTTGCTGGCTTCTTTGCAGTCTTGGCTGCTTTGGTAAATGCTTTAGCTGTAGGTGCGCCTTTGGCACCGGGGCTACGCATCTTCTCACCACTGCCGGCTTTAATCCGTTGTCTCTTGTGATGGATGTTTGCATAAAGTCCTGGCTTTGCATGTGGCATCACGCATATCCCTTCTTGGTTTTGCTTTTAGTCTTCTTGACAACTTTTGTAGCGGCCTTCTTTGCGGCAGCTTTACCAGCTTTAGTGTAGGGGTATTTCTTTCCCATAACATTTGGCATCATGATCTCCGTGATTTCTTACCGCTACATTTCCATTTCTTCCTGGACAGGCGTAGTGGTGAATTAGGGTTTGCAGCTGCTTTCGGGTGTTTCTTCATCTGCCCGGCTGACCTGGCGCAATAACTGTCGCCTTTGGATGTACCAGGCGCTATTGAGTAACCCTTTGCGCCGTATCGAACGGTCTTATTACCGACCTTTTTGCTAAACTTCTTTGATCCCGAGTAAGCCATCTAAATGCTCTTATCTGTTGTCAGGAAACCATCGAGGTTCTCAGCCTTTAGACGCTTGATGATCTCTTTACCGTTTACGTTTGGGTCATAGATGTTAAAGCCCTCACGCATCCACTTCTCGATGACGATGGTGGGTATTGATGCTACGCGCTGGAAGTTACCAATGCGCTCATTTGCACTAGCGTTACGTGCATCCCGGACATCGTCCATGAATGCCTGGCTGATGTTCTGTGAGTGTTTACGGAATAAACCGTCAGCGTCCTCACCAAAGTCGGTATCGATACCAACCAGGTTTGTTATGTCTTTTGTAGTCATAAAGAACTCCTTGGAAATAAGGGTGATACCCTGGATAAGGAGAGCAAAACTCCAGGGTACCACCCATTAGTTATGGCTTATGACAAGCCAGAAATCATGCCATCTGCACCGTAGTTCATGTGCTTCAGCGAGTATTCACCCACAACGGCGTGTGTATCGCCGTCTGAGGTCTTACCCAGCAGAGTACGTGAGAACGGACGCAACACAGCTGAACGCCACATTGACGGATCAATGAGGAGTGCATGCGTTGTCTTCATGTGGCGGTTAAGTACAATCTTGTACTCACCAAATGGACTGCAGTATCTTCGCTTCAGCTCGCTAAGCTGAAACCGCCTTTCGGCTGCTCATGGTTTCCCATGAGATGAGACTATATCATCACTGCTGGTTGCAGTGCTCTGCGCTTCCACCTCGCTTGAGGTGTACGAGCTAAGCTCTAGTCGTTGAACCTTCCCCATAGGGGCTTGGCTGCTGATTGCCCACAGCATTATCTGTTTGGGTGTTCCAGCAATTCACAGAGTTTAATGTACGCCAGTTGTCCTTAGTTAACGTACAGATCAATCACGTTGATCAGTGAGCGTGTCTGAGCGAACTCACGGTTGCGACCAGATGATGCTGCAAAGTTAGCAACAATGGTGGCATCCGCAGGTTTGATCATGAAGATCGATGGATCACTGCCGTTATCGTAACAGTCTTCGCCCAGCTCCAGGAGCTTCGCTTCTGTTAATGCATCTGTGGCGTTTGCGCCGGCATCAACGTCTGTAGAAATCTGCTGGATAGCTGAATCCATCTCACGTGCAGTTGTGGCATTGCCAGTTACTTTGGCGTTGTCCTGGCCGACGTAAGCAAATTCTAAATCGCGCTTTATCTCTTTCAGAACTTTCGAAAGTTGATGAGCGGTCTCTCGTGCTCGGCCATAAACCTTAATAGCATCGGCGGTCGCACTCACTTCGAAAACCTTACTTAGGATTTGTGTATTATTCGTTCGTAAGGTTGTGGCTGTTTGTGTGCCAGCTGAAAAGGCAGCCCCTTCCACTTGCTTATTGTCGGCTGCCGCAGCGAGCGCATCTTCTTGCCACTCAAATACACGCGCTGATACTTTCTCGGATTTAATCGAGGTAGTAAAAGGCACATCTGTGGGCGTAATATCGGTTATAATACTGCTGACATCTTCAGCCTTACCGACTTGATCGTAGGTAGTAAATACTGCCATGAGTTAATCTCCATTAGGCAAATTAGTTTTCCCAACGAGACATAATCAAATCTGCAATATCATCCCTGTCCTGGCTAACCGAATTGTGCAGACGCTTCCTGACTTGTTCAGTCTTTTCATTGCGTCTTTGGGCTGGTGTAGCCGGGGCTTTCTTGCTCTTCAGAACACGCTTCTTTGGTGTCTTTTTCTTCACAGTTGCTACCTTCCGTCCCTCATCGAACATACGCGCTTTGTTCAAAAGCATGATCACGTTAGGATCAACGTATGTGTCTACTTGTTCTTGGGGTAGTCCCTGAGACACCGCGTAGGCGCGGATATCGTTGTACAGCTGGTTAGACCAGTTTGGCAGCTCGTTCTGGAGTGTTTTTACGCACTCGGTTGCCGCCTCTTGCATGGACTTTTGTTGCTGCTGCTGCAGACCGCGATAGAAACCATCAGCCTCTTCTTTTAAGAAATCCAGGTTGGCTTTGGCCAGCTGGGCTTCTTTACGTAGTGCAGCAAAGTCGTTATCGGACATTGTCTTGGATGCGACTAGCATGTCTACGTCAGCGTATGGTTTATAATCCGCTTCTGCTTTCTCGATTAGTTTCTGAAGAACGAGATGTGATTTCTCACTAGATTCTACTGCTTCTTTGCGTAGTCTCGATACTTCTTGAGACTTTTGAGTGAGTGATTTCTCCTGGCCGGCAAGTCTCTTGAGATCGCCTACCGATACTTGTTGAGCTTCACCAGAGACTACAACTTCGACCATGGTGTCATCGGATAACTCAATGGTTTCCTCTTCGCCATCGTCTTCGTCTTCTGTCTCTTCAGTGTCTTCCTCAATATCTTCGTCAAGGTCGGTATCGTCTTCAAGATCATCATCGTCTTGGATTTCTTCACTATCATCCAGCTCAACGTCATTAGTCTCTTCTGTAACGTCGGCTGTTGCCTCTTCGGGGTCTTCAGATGCCTGTTTTTCGTCAGGGTCTTCCCACCGCGCTAAGATGGCTTCGGTTGGATCGACTTCGCCGGTGATTGGATCTAAGGCTAAGTCGAGTTGCTGAGGGTTTTGTTGGTCGCTCATGGTAGACCTATTCCTCTTCGTTGTTGTCACGGTTTGCTAAGATCTGATCACGGACGGCTACACGCTGTTGTAATGTAGCTACAATGTCCGTCAGACCACGATATGCGTTGTAAGCACGTTCCCGGTCTTGTGGGCTCTCAGGTTTCGAGTTTACGAATTGCTGAAAGCTACCCTCGACCAGGGTGTTTACGACTTCGGTGAAAGTGGGATCGGCAATCAGCTTCTGCGCTGCGTCACCCATTTCTAGTGCTTGCTCTTCTTGTTTATCCATTTGTTATCCTGTCGGTGAGACAATGCCCCGGCGATCCTCAGTAACTTTAAGGATCTCCAGCTCGCCTTCATCGATCTTCTTCTTGTGTTGGAACTGTGCCTCTTTCAGATCCATATTGTCTGACTGAAGCGCGTGTGCAGCCTGAGCTTTGAGCTCTTCAAGCTGCAGTTTGAGCTGAGCGATCTCGGCATCGCTTTGTGCCTTCATCTCAGCCACTACGGTCTGACGCTCGCTGATTTCCAGCTGCTTCATGGCCATCTCTTGCTGCATCTCTTGTGCAGGATTTGGTTGCGGTGGCGGCAGCTGGTCAGGTGGCGTCAGATAATCATCTACGTTTAGGATGCCCTGCTTTTCCATGATGGTTTTCATCACGTTGTAGCGCTTCTTGGCATCGTACATTGGTGCCAGAGCTTCGTCCTGGCTAAGCATTGCATGTAAAGCTAAATACTTCTGTGCGTCACGGTCTTGCTCGCCGTAGCCCAACTTCAGCTCAGTAATTACGTCACGCTTGTCATCCCAGGTCGTAGGATCGACCGGTACAAAGTTACCGGATAGCTGAACGATACGTTCCTGGGTCTCATTGGCCAGGATCTCGCGGTAAACTTTGTGGAACAATGGGGCTACAAATCCATTTGCAAAGTTACGCGCTACGATCTTTTGGCGCTGTTGTGACATGGACGCCAGCTGCTCGACCATGGCGGCTGAGTTCTGCTTTGATATGGCGTCCTTCTCGATACCACGGCTGAGCCGGCTAACGCCGGTTGTGTCTTCGTTTTGCTCTTCCAGCAGCTGCAGCGTTTGGAATACAAACGGATTAAGGCCAGCCTGGGGCATTGGGGCTACACCATCTACCCTGGTTACATTCACGATGCCGCCCTGGCGATTATCGATCATTTCACGTGGGTTTGTGAGTGAGCCCTTTGCTACCAGGTAGCGTGGGTTGTTTGTAATAACAGCGTGATCCAGGATCGACCTGGTCAATACTGTACGTGCATTCTGTGTCGATACGACTTTCTCGGCAAAGTTAGAGCCAAAGAAGGCATGCGGTATCGGTAGTGGGACGAATGCAACAAACGGTATATCGTCTACTTCATACATATCCAGCAGCGCGTTGCCGGCCTTACATACCTTGTGCAGCCTGGCCATACCGCTGCCGTCCGGGTCGATATGAATATAGCACTCATAGACCATGACAGTGCGTACCTGGTCTTGGAAGCCTTTAGCATTGAAGCCACGGTCGCTGCCGATGTCCTCATGCCTCGCCAGGATCTCTGGGTCAGTCTCTAGCTCTACATCGCTGTGATCGTCACCGATTTCCTCAATGAGATCCTCTGAGTAACCCATCTCGCGCAGCTCAGTGATACTCTTACGCTCGCGGTGCGCCATGAAGGTCACTGTAGACAGTGATTTCGCCTGGGGCTCGATAATGAAGTTTTCCGGCGGCACTGATTCAATGACCACCTGGCTTTTGTCCATCTCGCGGCTGATTGTGCCTGACAGAAGACCAATCGAATTGGCTTCGCTTTCCTCAAGCTCAACGCCGTCCTGGGTGAGCAGCATGTCAAGTTCTTCTTCAGTAAGATCAGCGAACTCCTCTACCTCGTATTCCAGGCGCTCATCCCAGTAGACTTTGGCCAGACCGGCTCTAGCGAGCAGACCATCGTGGATCACATCCCTGGCGACAGAGTAAAAGTCATTCTGCCGGAAGCACACATAGTCTGTGTACTCGCTGGCAATGTTGGCCATCACAACGTCATCAGCGTTTTGCGGCGCAAACTTTACGATCTTCTGACCGGCTGCCATGCTCTCCAGGAGAGCCGCAGACATCGACTGTACACTGTCGTAAACATCTTGGCTTACGTACTTAGAGTTGCCATCGTGTTGTGGTTTAGGTAGCTCTGCCTGGTAGTATTTCTGCGTCAGTTCACGCTCTCGGCTCAGCTGGCTATCATAGTAGCCGATAGATCGAGAGATGTTGTCCTCGACAATCTTTACGACTTCTTCATCGTTCAGAGGCTTATAATCCATTATACCATTTCCACATATAATTCATCCGGGATCTCTACAGGTTCCCAGGCACCTTCATGAATGTAATTAGCTAGTGCTAGAGCCATGACACAGTCATCGAAGCAGCTGGGTTCTGCTTCCATCGCACCACTCTCAGTTACGATGTAGGTCATCATTTCTCTAATGGTTGTTTTATCATTCAACAGCAGCTCTTCTTCACGCATTGCTGCGCGGAGCTGGTCAATAATAAGAGGCTTTGTTTTAGCTGTAGTGCTAAAGCCCAGCTTTACAGTCTCACGATCTGTGATCTTGTCATGCTGCACCTCTGTATAAAAGTTGGTGTACGCCAGGTCTTTGCCTAGTCGCGTGCACGTAAGAATGCCATGACCGTTGTTTTCAACGATGATATGCGCCTCGTTATAATACGTTCCCAGCGCATAGAGTATTTCTGCATAATAATCTGGATGTATTTGGCCTCGCCAAGTAGCCACCTGCCGCTTCTTGCTGTCCAAAACCTGCGCCACAGACCAGTCGCCGTTTCGCACACCCATTGCCACATCAGCTCCAATGACATAACGCTCACCTTCATCGTGTTTCATGTATGTTGTAAGTTCGCCGCGTGAATGGTTACGCCACTCACCGTCTTCCCAAGCCAGGCGCTCCTGGACATCAGCTGTCTCATCGAGGATGTCTACGAGTTGATCTGGATTGAAAACAGGACGACCTGTCGTCAGGAAAGCCTCATCTGGTGTCGATGGGTACTCCTGGCGAAACAGGTCGATACCATTTTGTGCAATCTTGCGTCTGCGGAACATGAGCTGTTCGTTATCTAAGTCGTGCTTTTCAGCCAGCTCTTGTTCTTCCGGGCTACGCTCGAAAGTATCTGTGACAGTCTCTCTGTACTCTGGATCTGTAAACCATGGTATAAACACCGGCACGAAACCATTTTCGCCGGCCACCGCACCACGCCAGAGGTTAAAGAAGACGCCGTTTACACCGTTCGCCGTGCTCTCGACAAATATACTCGTATCATTAGTATTCGGTACTGCTTGTACAAGGCCGTTCCAAGTCTCATCCGCAGTTGACTTAGGCCAAAACGCAATTTCCGAGGCGTGTACGCAACTAAGGGTTTCGCCGCGACCGACCGCGTCGCCACCTGCTGTGGCAACGACATAAGAACTATCGAGAACATCAAATGTTAATTCCCTTCTTGAAGAGTATTTAGTTGATGGTTTGAGAATGTCAGGGCAATGCTGATGATAACGCTTGGTCATATCGAACAGCGCCCTGGTACTGTCTGCATGGTGTGTAATAACCATGGCTTTACGAGCCTTGTTTTGGCTCACAGTGAAGTACAGGTGTCCACCAACGTATGTTGACAAGCCTTGCTGGCGAGCCTTCAAGATGATGATCCTTATCTTCCCTTCACTCTCAAGTTGTCTGGTGACAGCCTCGTTCAAGATCTTCTGTGCTTCATTTAAAACTAAAGGGGCGACTTCGCCCCTCTTTGTTCTAATCTTCAGTGCAGCTTTTGCGTAGTAATCGAAATCAGTGTGTAGTCTCTTCCTGATTTGCCTCAGCTTTTTGTCCATTGGTTTGCTCTTCTTGTAATAGTCCTTCGAGGAAACTCTCAGCCTGGCTGATAGCCATTTCTGACTTTGATGCCGGCTTCTGCTTAGTAAAGTCTAATACAAGTCGCGCAGCCGACAGCCTGTCCCTGGTTGCATCAGGTGACCGCATGATCTCGACAGCTGTTACCAGTGCCTCGGTTGCGTACTCATCTGGATTAACGTCTAGCTTCTTTGTCATTACTTCGACTACCTTTTCTGCCTCGCCTCGCAGCTCTCGCCGTAGAGGTTCGATTGTGTTCTTTCTGTAACCATCCGGCACACCTTTAGGCCGCCCAGGGTTCTTCCTGGGGCGTTTAGACCACTCTTTACGCAGCGCCCTGCCCTCTGGTGTGGACATGAGCGTTGCGAAATAGTTGTTCTTGGGTGCGCGTTGTGGATGGGTACCATTGCCATACCGAGGCGGTGCCTTGGCGCGTGGCTCTTTTGGTTTACCCATGTTGTCTCTCTTTATGCTGTTAGTGCGCCTCTACC